GGAGGATTAAGTTATGACTTTAGTAGATGAGTTTGATGAATTAGAAGTGTATGGACAACGAAGGCGCCAACATCTTGGCATGAGTGTAATCGGCGGTGATCCGCGCAAGCTGTGGCTTGAGTTCCGTTGGTCGTTTCCGCTGTTTGAGAACGGTCGCATCCTACGCCTGTTCGATCTGGGCAACCGCATTGAAGATCAGGTAGTGGATCGCATGAAGAAAATGGAAGGCCTCAAGGTTTCTGCCAAGGACAAGGACGGCAATCAATACCGCTGTTCTTTTCTCGGTGGCCATTTGGGTGGCTCCGTGGATGGCGTAGTCAAGGACGTTGACCCTGAGAACCCGGAGGAGGTCATGATCCTGGAGGTGAAGTCAGCGAACAACAACCGCTTCAGGGATCTACAACAGGGGGAAAGCTATGAGGAGTGGTCCAAGGATTACTCGGCACAGATCCAGTGTTACATGGCCGCCTTTGATCTAAAGCGTGCCCTGATCATTGTCTACAACAAGAACGACTCCGACCTTTATATCGAGATTGTGGAGGCGCGAGATGGCATCCTGGACGAAATGACAGAGAAAGCGAAACTCATTATCCAGGCTGATTCGCCCCCGCCATCGCCCTATTCCTCAACCGATTACCGCATCCGCAAGTTCATGACTCCGAAACAGCAGGCCATTTACGGACTGGAACAACTGCCGGATGATGTCAACTGCCGCAACTGTGCTCACAGTGAGCCTGTGTTTGACGGTGATGGTGCCTGGCGTTGCAACAATTTCAGCAAACCCATTGATGAAGCCACCCAACGCAAGGGCTGTGAACAGCACATCTGGCTGTCGTCGTTGGTGAACCTGCCAGTCAATGGTCTTAGTGGTGGGGCTACCACCTATGCCAAAGGCAAAGCGTTGATTACCAATGCACCCAAAGATCAGGCAGGGAAAAATACCTACACCAGTAAAGAGATGCGTGAGCTGTCCAAGGTCAACTACGATCCGGAGGTCATCAAGAAACTGATGCGTTTCCGGGAAGAGTTCGGAGTCAACACACGCCTGGAAGAATTGACCAGAGATGAATGACGATCCAGTCAACCACCCGGCACACTATACCCAGGGACGCATAGAAGCGCTCGATGCCATTGGTGCTGCGCTCGATCCGAAAGAGTTTGTCGGCTATCTAAGAGGCCAAGTCATCAAGTATATGTGGCGGGCACCACACAAAGGAAAGGCCAGTGAGGACTACCGCAAAGCCAGGTTCTATCTGGACATGCTGATTTCCAGGGAAGAGGCGGTTGATCTCACCAAAAAAATATAGTCCGAAATTCTAGTTTGTTGTTGCGCGACAACTCCGAAAGCCTTTAGCCAAAGGCTTTTTCTTTAGACTCATTCTAAAAAAATACCCCAAATCGATCCAAACAAGGATCGTTTTTCTCAATTTTGTAAATTCTTAAGTTCCGTTTTCTCTTTGTAAATCAAGGACTTAAGACGCCATGATATAATATAGGGGTGCTCTTTAACAACTAGATTGAAATTCAATCCCTTTGGGAGAAGGGCATTTATATTAACTAATCATAAAGGATAAATATTATGAAAAATAAAAATGAAAATTACCCGCCTGTATATGAGGCCTATGGATATAACGACATGAAGTCTTTTATAGAAGCCATTAAAGAACATGTTATAGCTTCTAACATGGAGCAGTCGTTAATAAAGAAAGCCCCTAAAAAAACAAAAGGCTAAACCAAGAAACCCACAGCAAGAAATTGGTGTGGGTTTTTTTATGACACCACAAAGAACCGGGGGTTCTTCACAATCTGAATCTTGACCCCTGGGTACAGGGATTCCACCAGCTTTTTCTTCAGCTTGAACACTGCTGTTTCCACGCCCTTGACATCTTCCACCACAGTGTCCCCGTTCTTCAGCTGATAGCGGAAGTCGGCGATGTAGGTGCAGATCTTCTTGCCGTTGACCTCACATGGATACTTCGGTTGCAGTTCCAGATGCGAGAGTTCCCTGGCGCTTTCCATGAGTTTAAGCTGTTTGTATCTGGCGGCTTCGAGCTTGCTGTCAAATTTGTGGCCGTCGTATTGAACCTTGATGGCCCCGTATTTGTTTTTGCGTCGGCGCAATTAACGGATGCCCAATAGTTTTTCGAGCTCTTTCTGACGTAGGAGAACTGCCGCCGATCCTCGTGGGTCTATTGCAGCTTTCTGTTGTGCGCTTAATCTTTTGGTTCTCATAGGAAAGCCTCTTGGATCAAGAGAGAAACCCTCTGGCAAAAAGGCTGGAGTAGGTCCAGTAAAACTTGCTTTTGGTAGTGTTGGTTTTATTTGTTGCGCCCAAGATTGTCTGAGCTCTGCCTCTGGAAAGTAAGGAACTCCAGCTGCCGGATCTTTGTCCAATGCTGCTTTGATTTGATACTCGGTTGGAAAATAAGGGATAAACAATCTTTGCATGACGGCTTTTGGGTTGGCAACTTTCTTGCTTTTGAGTATTTTAAAAATTTTAGAGTCGGTAAGGCCAAGAGTTTTCGCATCTTCAATCGCCATTGAAAGATCCCTTATCGCACTGAATCTTATTTCGTTGGTTCCAAGCAATGCCTTTACATGTTCTTCAGGGTCTAAAATGTTTGGGTCCTGTGCGGCCCTCCCATAAATGGTGGCCGCGTATCTTATGTCTTGATTCGCTTCCGTTGCCCTGAACCCAAGCGTTCTTTCTATGGTTGGATGGATAGTTTTGAGGCCCGTAAAAGACTCTGCAAGCTGTTTGTATATGTCAGCCCTTCCTCCTTTGCTCGTTACCGGCTTATCGGAAAGCCCCAAGCTAACCAAGGTTGCTCTGGGCAAGTCTTTTAATATTGGCTCAGTGCCCCTAAATTTCCAAGGAACAACAGGAGGAGCAGCTACGTTGACTATATGAAGAAGCATTTTTTGAACCGTTGTGTTCCAATCATCTGCCTTGTTCCATACCTCATCCCTTCTACCTCTTGTGTAGGTAGTATTGCTGGCGATGTCTCTAATGGCTTCACCAGCAATTGATGTTCCAAAGAAAGGCTCAAGCCATTCTCGAAGCGCCCCCGGCTCATCTCTTGAGCCAAACAAAAGTGCTTGCCTAAAAATTTCATGGAGCTTGTCTCCTCTTTTTTCTCCGTTAGCAACAGCATTGAAAATTGCCCTGAACGGAGTCCGCAGATACTCATACGGATTGGTGTAAGAATAATTATAGAACTCAACAATGTTCCCATTCTTGTCAGTTCTAATCGGCACAAGGTCTGCGTTCTTTTCCCATGGGTTGGCAAAACTTCTTTTGAAAGCGAGGATTTGCTCATCATCTGCGCCGGTCATGTATTTGCCAAACTCAACTGTTGCTTTTGGAATGCCATACATGACGGCCATATTGCCCATCAGCCGACGCATCCCAATCTCAGCCAACTCAGGAAGTCCGCTGGCAATTTCATCAATGGCACGGGAAGCGGAGTTTGTAGAGGTTCTCACTATTTCTGCCGGGAAAGCGATAAAATTTCCAAACGGCGTTCTTCTTAATGCTTTAATAAAGTTACCTACTTTCGCATAGTTGGGAACTGTATCCCTGACGATGCCGGCGCCGATGTCAGCAACGATTTCATTTTGGAGTGTTCTGCCTCCTTTCATTTTTCCCAAAGGCGACCATCCCTCAAGAATTAATTTCTCCCTCCGTGCCTGAGACAACTTGTCCCAAGTTATTTCTGCTCCCTTTTTATTCTTTAAAGGGTTTCTTTTGTACGCAACTCTTGCGGCTTTTTCCAACAGGTCTTTGTTTTTTAAAGTCATCTTTGTAAAGTCTGACCTTGATATAGATGGCAGTCTGCCAGGGCTTTTTCCTTGGGAGATGGCCTCATAGTAAACATCTTCTGCGTTCCTGAACGCTCTGTTTAATCTTCCTTGTTCCATTTCCCAGCTGACTATTTTCCAAACATCATCAGACCCTTGGTACAGCCTGGTAAAAAAGTTATTCTCTCTCGTGTTCATTTTGTTTAAAATATTTTCTCCAGAAATCCATTTGCCTCCCATTATTTCCTTGGCTTCATCAAACAAAACATCTGTATCTCTTTGTTGCCCGGTATTTATAATTCCATACTCTTCCCCTCTCCTGTAGTATCTTGCGCGTTCGCCCCTATTTTTTCTGGCCACAGCATCGAGAACAATTAATACAGAGTCTTGCAGAGTTTGGCCAGCCACAAGATTTCCATTCATAATTGGAAAAAGGGAAGCGCTGGTTAGGTTTCTAACCTGTGTAATCGGGCTGTAAATAGTCTTGAATTGTTGCACCAATCCTTTTGAATATAAAAAAGCACCCCAGGCTTGTGACATACCACTTCCCGCTTTCCATCCCCACGCATCACTTGCTCCAGTTACTGCATCTCTTATTTCTTTTGTGGCTATTTTTCCATTCAAGGCACCAAATTTTAATTCGTTCTCCGGCAACCCATCGCCAATCCTGTAAGGTATTCCGGTTTCTGGGTTTATAAAGGCCTTCAGCCTTTCTTTTGGGATGTCATCAAGGCTGTCATAAAGAAACTTGTTTTCGCTTCCTATTCCACGAAGCGGAATCCTCTTGTCAATCCTTGCAACTTCATCTAGGTAGCGCATGCCAGATGTCATCCTGGTTAAGTTGTCAACCGTGATCCTGGTTTTCAACAGCAGATCCGGGAGGTTGTCTCCTGTTACCTCTCCCAAATATTTCCGTAACTCCGGAAGATTGCCTAGAGATTTGTCCTTTAACAGACCCCTCCTTAATCCTTGCGTTGCATATTCCGGAATCATAAAAGCATTGTCTGTTCTTGCTCCCTGTTTAAATAGTTGTTGCAACACTTGTTCTGCATCTTTTCGGTTGGTTGCAACCTTGTTTCTAATCAGTTCATTCACCACATTGTCTAGTTGTTTTGGGTCGGGGAAAAACCGTTCCCCTTTAATAAATGCTTTGTACGCAGTATATCCATAGCTTTGTTTGTTGGCATCCACTGCCTCAAGCCATCCTTTCTTCAGAAATTCTGGAAACTTCTCTAGCTCTCCACTAAGAGAATCTATTTGTTTACGAGCGTTTTTAACATTGAGAAACAAATTATGCTTGGGCGCCTCAACCTTGGTTCCATCTTCCAAATAACCTAAAGTTGTTTTCCCAGCTTTTTCTAACCCCTTGTCGTATTTTTTTATTCTCTGAAAGGCTTCGTTTCTTAATTTTTTGTTTGGGTCAAACAAGGCTGTTCTTAAATCTGCTTCTATTCTTTTATATGTATTGTCGGTAATGCCTCCTTTCTTGTTGTACCAGATCATTGCCTTTTCTATGTTGCGTAGATTTATGTTCACTTCATTCATTTGACGACCGGTATCAGCGGTTTGTCTTGCCTTGGCTTCGGCCACCTCTGCTGGTCTGTATCCCCTGAACTGGAGGTTAGAACGAAGTTTATTGATGGCTTTGCTTTTCGGATCAGTTTTAAACTGAGCCTCGTTTAGATATTTGGAAAAACTTTCTCTGTTTTGTTTCAACCAATCAGCCGCTGTCATCACAGACTTCTGTCTTGATAGAACCGATGCAGTCCCAGCAAACGTTGGTTTGATGCCGTGTTTCCATATTTGTGGTACCCCCAACATAATTCCAGCGCCCTCTGTGGCTACCCCAATTCTTTTTAACAGCCTGTCTCTAAGAGAAATTTTATTGTCCAACGATCGAATGACATCTTCGTCAGACTCTGAATCATTAAACAGTTTTCTGTCCAGGTAATCGGCTACCCCAAGATCTGGAGTTTCTTGACCCGCAACCACAAAGTCAGCCAAAGCTATCGGGGCTACCGTGTGTTTAAAATAGCTTAATTTTTTTGGATCGGGAAGTTTCCCGAACAACATTTCACCTCTGGGAGATGGTCTCATGGTAAAGCCTTTTCCCTTTACTGTGCTTTCTTTAATTTTTTTTCTTAGTTCTTTTTTTAAAAGATTTTTTCTGACAGCTTTGGTAGCAAGATGGGCGGGCACCCCAAACTGTGTTAGAAACTCTGTTGTCTGACCAATTTTGCTGATGGGTCTGGGGGTTTTATATTTTTGAAAAAATTTATCGACGTCATCAGTCAAGTCGGTTTTCATAACCGCGTCTAACCCCATTGCAACAAGCTCTGTAATTCCATGCGCAATATTTTCAGAACCACGCCGGACTCCCTGAAGCGACTCTCCTAGGGCTGAGTAGTCACCCTTCTGTTTTTTAACAAAACGAGTAGCCGCTTTTCTTGCAATGACAGGATCGTCGGTGTCTTTAACGGTTACTTCAATACCATCGATATTAACTTTGACAGGCATTTAATCAATCAGCCCCACCAGTCCTGATGGCTT